TCATCAGATAGTACGTTAATACACGCATAGATACTATCAAATATGAGCGCATTACTAGGTGACGCTTTACTCGTCTTGTAATCACTGTTCCTAAGTATCTGAAACAAACTGCCATATTGGTTATGTAATTGTTCTTCCATTATTGGGTCACGTTGGAATAGTTTTTCTAACATCGGCTTCCTCCTTTCTTGTTATTTGAGATACAGGGGTTTTAAACCCAATATCTGTGGCATTAATTACTTCAGGCTTACGCATTAAGTCTTACCACCACGCTTAGACTTTCCCATCGGTAATCTCATACCTACCATTACAATAAATACTCCGATAAGTATTAAAACTATCCCCATGGCAAAGAGTCCTGCTATAAAATTGATTAAAAACACCGCATAAACAAGGAAACCTAGGCCTAAAAGTACAATAATTTCACCAGTTTGAATCATCTATACACCTCCTTTATGTACCTTATTAGTAGCAATCAGTGGCGCTTCAATGTCGATTCTCGACTATAATTCGCCCATTCTCAACTACAATGCGCCCACATACCACCTAAAACGTCCAACTATCGCTTAAAACGTCCAACTATCACTCATAATCATCGCATTTAAATCATGAATCTGATCATCATACATTGCTCTAGCAAAAGCGTTCAATATCGCTGCCACAGGGTCAATACGGTCTTTAGAGTGCTTTTTACTAATCTTCATATTGTCATTCGGGTCAGTAATGCTCACTGCATTACCAATCGCCCATTTAAGTAAACCGTCTTCAGCATGATATAAGTCACCAGCATAGAGAGCTTCTTTAAATTTCTTAGTCGGTTCGGATAGTTTAGTTATCCCTTGACCAATTTCGACCATTGTGAACCCTTCTCTTTGAAGTTCAGTGGCCATATATGTAGCGTTCCATACGTCAAAGCCGACTTCTTTTACTCCATATTTTCTAGCCATTTGAATTAGATCATGTTTAAGGTAGGCATAATCGACTACTGCTCCTTCAGTGAGTTCTAATTCTTCGTTATCTCGGAATATATCGAATCGAATCTTATCTCTCGACATTCGTTCAGTGTATTTCTCAGAAGGCATATAACTCTTTTGACCAACAAGGAACTTACCGTTTTTAACTGCTACCCAACCGAGTGAGGTTAAGTCGGTAGTCGAAGATAAGTCGATACCGTAGTAAAGGTTTGCTCCTTTCAGGAAGTCTTCTATGAAGTCATTCTCGACTGATTGTCGATTCCACTTTTTAAGGTCAAGGAAGGCTTCGTCAGGGGCATCTACCCACATGTTCATGTTTTTTGTGAGGAAGTTACGCATTTTAGACGGTTGATCGAGAGCTAATTTTAACTCGGCTCGCAAAGATTCTAACCCAGCTTCGTATGTAGCTACGATAGGGTTAGCTTTTATCCAGTTACTTTCATCTTTAATGTCATCCCCTTCGTCAAGTTCATATAGAGCAATGAATACTGTATCGTTCTCAACGTCTTTTTCGGGGTTCAATATGTCCTTACAATATTGGTAGAACTCATATCCGGGGTAATTCAGGTGGAAACCTGCTGTACTGATATACACTGTCAGGGGTTCTTTCCTTGCCATCATTCCCGATTTCATCAGGTCTACAATCTCATTGGTTTCATGGGCTGTGTTATACTCGTCAACAATGGCAAAACTTGGATTAAAACCGTCAAAACTTTTCTTAGCTTCTCGTGATAGTGCTTTAACTATTGACTTGTTATTGTGTACGGTTAAGAATTTATAAGCTTCCTTATACTTTCCTCGCAACATTTCCACACCTTCTATTTGCCCCATCATTTCGTTATAGCAAATATCTGATTGCGACTTCGACCAACCTGTGACATACACTTCTTCTTGTTGGTCAGATAGAAAAGCTACATAGGAAGCCATTAAAGCTTCTAGGGCTGTCTTGGAATTCTTCCGGCTCTTGAAAATATAAGCTTCCCTATATCTTCTACCACCGTCTCGTCTTCTTTTGAATCCGAATATATTAGCCGATTCCCATAACAGTGACTCGTGTAATATAAACGGCGTACCTGCTAAAACACCCTTGCTGTGTTTGAACATTTTAGCCCATCTGTCGAATTTAAAAACCTCAACCCAATCCATGTAATACTCCGAGTCGGGTTTGTTTGCTTTCTTCAAGTCATTTACGAATCTGTCCATCGCCTGTTTCATGGTCTTACCAGCTGGGATATTCCCTGTCCTTATGTCGTGGACATAGTTCATAACCTTATTCTGTACACCAGCTACTTCCGTTTCGAATGACATCGCATCTCACCCTTTCCTCGTTGTTACTCAGCCACTCCCACTCATCTACTTCCTTTCCTATAACAGTCTTACTAATTAACCTGAACGTAAAACCTTCGATAGCGTCGTGATGGGGTTTACCTTTACTTAACTTATGTGGAACGTAAGGTTGTTCCCTGCCAAAGATTCTTCGCATAGAAGTTGGGGGCATATTGTAATATCTCCCACATTCCTCTATGGCTTGGAAGTTACGAACAGTACCATCTTTCTCAATAACCTCTACGGTAATAGCCGTAGGATGAGGGTGAGTTTCTCCCCATACTACCTTCCCATTAGTTAAAGGATTGGTTTCAGGATTCCTGTTTTTCTCAGACATATACTGACTGTGTATCTTTCTTTGCCCAGGGGTTGTAGTAATAGCTGTGCTACCACCACTTGCAAGGTTGTACCCTTTTTCTCCGATTGTTTCCCATTCATTAATGAGTTTTATTTCAAGTTCACACGCTTCAGAGTGTGTGAGCTTATCTTGAACAATGTCGTGATCGAAATTATCCCAGCCATGTTTCTGAATAGCTCTATAAAAATAAGGACATTCCCTGTACCCACGTCCACTATTTTCCCATCTCCGCTTAACGTTCTTCGTCATTCCAACGTATTTCTTACCGTTTACTCTATTTGTATGTACATATACGCAATAGTCTCTTTCCCTTTCCAACAACCATAAATCGCTCCGTTTCTCAGTAATGTAAAAAGGGCCACATTGATGAAGAGGACAAGGGGGTAACGATTCGTGACGCCATCGGAAGAAATCAAACGATGACTGCTATCAATGAATCCGGTCTGTACAGTCTCATCCTCTCAAGCAAGATGCCAAATGCTAAAAAGTTTAAGCGCTGGGTCACCAGCTGATAGTCAGCAAGTCGCTCTAGTTTGTTCGTTATTTAGTTTTGTTCGTTATTTAATCTTCTTCCTCGTCCTCATCCATCCAACACATACAGCCACAACATCTACAACAACCGCGTGAGTATCTATCGTCATAGTTATAGTCTTCATCTTCGATGTCGTAATCTTCGTCCTTAATATCATCCCAACCCATACCGTCATCCCAAACGTCGATACTTTGTGGTTCAGTTAGGGTGTTGAACTCGTCTGTTGTCTTCATGAATCATTCCTCCTCCACTCACTCACCCCAAAGCGTCACCGAACAATTGTTCTTCTTCACTCTTAGGTTTATCTTCATCCTGCTTATCATCTTTTCTCAATCGTGTTCTCGACAGGAAAGTCATTCCTAGTTCCTTAGCATAATCCAGTGTCTGCTTGTGGTATCTGTTTTGAAGAACAGTGGTCTTACCGTAATCTTCATCACTCACACCAAGTTCGTACATTCTCTCAGTGAGTAACCAATACTGCTCATTAGCGATTAAGTAGTGACACAATGTGTCAACGTCTAAGTTCGTCAACAAACCAGTACCTTCGTATTGCTCAACAAACCAGTAGAACTTTTCGTGCAAATGCTCAGGAAGTGTTTCGGAGGGTTCGAACTGATCGGAGTTGAAGACTATTTCAGAGCGCTTCTTTTCTTCGAGTTCCTCTTTCGTATAATTCTTACCGCCAAAGTTAACTGCGAACTCATGTGGTACGGAAGGTCTTGCCATAATTGTCACCTACTTTCTGTTCTGTGTGAACTACCTCTAACGTTCCATTTATATTGTTATCTTTTACCATTTCAATCCTAAGTCATCTTCTGCAAAGCGTTTTACTTCAACTTCTATATTGTCTGTGTATAGCGTTAGGATGTCTTCAATAAACTTCTCGATACTTTCAATATCTTCGTCTTTGAAAATAGGCTTAAACTGAACTAGCCTATGTGCTATTTTATTAATTCGATGAGATGGTTTAGGTTCGTTGATTTCAATAAACTCAACATCTTTTTCGGTTATACCATAGCTATTCCAATAATCCATGGTGTAAGCCTCACCGTCTTCGAAGTCAGTTGTTGTGAATGTACCATCAGACCATGAAATTAGATATAGATCAGACTCATCCATATGACTGATTGAAACTTTTGCTTTTGCTTTAAAACATTTTCCAGATGCCTGATTCTTCATAGTATATCCCCCTTTTGTTTTATTTGCTCAAAACGACACCTAGTCTACACGCCATCGACTTTGCGATGGACCCGTCCTTTTATCCTCCTCGACTAGATGTTGTTTTCAACAAACAAAAAGACACCCCGCTTAAAGGTGTCTGAATTAAATGTACCGCCCAAACTTTTGCCGAGTTAGCGATTTTTATATACCACACATTCTGCGCCAAGTGAGTGCGTTCCATGCAGGCTCATACGTCCTCGCTCATAGTCACTTGGAATTAAAATAAAAAGTGAGCGAAGTTCGCAACTGGTTCTCATAGGTTTTCGGCTTGCTGTCCTTGACTCACTTTTCTATAATACTAATATACCACCAATTCGGTTGTCATAAATCCGTTTTTCGTTCG